AATCGGACAAACGACAAGGAAGCGGATAAGAAAAGGCCTATTTTTCGACCTCAAGACAAACATCAAACCAAATCGGGAGCGGTCCGCCTGGTCCAAAGTTCTTCTCATAATCCAAGCGGAGAAGGTCGAATAATGATCTCGGAGCGAGATTTCGCCTTTCCTCGGTCAAATAGCGGATTCGAAAAGCCTTCTCAAAAATTAGGAGAAGATCCGCAGAGGTGAGGAGGTTCCTGGAGATAAGGGGGTCGAGATCGTCAAGCGTTTGAATCGGGTAGTCCATTAGGGGAGGAAAAGAGGCGATTCTATCGAACAGTTAAGTTCTTGGGAGAGCTTTTCTCTTTTTCGCTCTGTTTCCAAAAAGGTCTCGAGGAGGTGAGCGGAATCTTTGATCTTATTTTTTGCCGTGTAATAATTCCAGATTTTTTCCAGGACTTCGGAAAGCTCGTCGATCGTTAAGTCGTGGGATTTTGCAAATGCTTCGAAATCGTTAAGAGAGGAGATTTCCGCCTGGTCCGCCTGGTTCCTCGAAGGGTTCATTTGTAGTGTCATTGGTTCGATTTATGGAGATTACAAAAGGAGAGAAAGAGGCGGAGGACTCTGGAGAGACCTCGACGGATCGAAACGTCGGGAGGACGTATCGAGCAAGGTCGGAAATAATCCGAAGCCGATCTCGAGGAGACAAAGTTTGGAGGTCTTGATCAAGCTTGGGGAGGTTATGAGCGATTAGGTTTGCGAAGCTTTCCCGAATTTCCGAGGCCGTTTTTTGGTATTTTTTGGGTTTTTTTCGATAAAATTCGTCCATTTTTTTAGGTTTTAAGGCGTTTTTTTTGGGTGATTTTTGAGGTCTTTTTGGGTCAAGGTCGATCTTTTGAGCGGTTTTCGTTACATTTTAAGGAAAGCAGTAACGAACTCAAAATCGGTCTTTTAGATATTGTAAGGGCTGTTTTTTTGATCTGGAGGAGCTTTTGTCTTGAGAAGTGTAACGAAGGGCTTTTCTTGCCTTTTTGATAGCGTTAAGGCCGTTTTTCGGAGATTCTTGGTTCAGTTCGTTACATACGTCGCAAAAAAGAGAATCTTAAAATTATTATATTTTATCATACCTTAAAAGATAAGTATTGTTTTTTATTTAGTAACGTATGTAATGAAAAAAGGAAAAAGGAGGTTTATTGATAGCGTGAAGGCGGTTTTTTCTTCGTTACAAAAGGTCAAATCTGTAACGTAGGGTGTAACGTATGTAACGAATGCTTAAACGTGTAACGTATGTAACGAATGCCCAAACGTGTAACGTATGCAACGAAGCGAGGAGGGGAGAGTGGATCCAGACTTCAAGAGATCGCTTCTCCGAGCGTTTCGTGCGATCGTGGTCCTTGGTATTGGCTAAAATGTTTCGTTGCATTTCAAGGCTTCTCAAGGCCTCTCGTCTTAATCGAGGAAAGCCGTCTCCGCCTTGCGTCGTCCTTTTCCCTCTTGCGTTTGTTTCCGTGCTTCGTCCATTTCGAGAAATTCGGGTCGAAAGACAATTTTGTAGCCTTTTTGTCTCGGTCCGATCATAAATACGGGGTTAGCGTGGGTGGCCCAGGCGTATTCAAATCCCAGGCTTTTCATTTGTTCTCCGAGCTTGTTTATTGTGAGATTGAAACGATTATTCGCTTCTCCGATCTCCTTTATATAAGTCGTTGAAACGATTACGGGCTTGTAATATTCCTCGAATAGTTCCCGTCCAAGCTCGTTGTAAAAGCCCCTAAGTTCCTCGGGGAGATAGAACATTTTTGTAATAATCGCCTTTTCGATCGAGACTTCTTCGTAGCGTTCTCGGGTGTATTCGTCGAGTCTCTGGATCTCGTCCTTGGTAAGAAAGAAGCCGTCTGTTTTTTGTTTATACATTCTTGAAAGCTCGATCCAAAGGCCCACTCGATCGATTTTTTCCATTTTGTCGAATGCTACCCCAGAGATCAAGACGGGGAGGATTCGTCTATTTCCCGTCGGGTCGTTAAGGATTCGCTCGTCGTTTGTCGTTCCACAAAAGGTAGCCAGGCGGACGAGATCCTCCGAAAGCCGATCGTAAGGCTTGCGGATTGAGACGACCTCTTTGGAAAGTATTTCCTTGAATTGCTTGGCTTCTTTCTTGGATTTTCCGCCAAATTCGTCGTCGCAAATTATTAGTTTTTTGGTCATTAGGACGTAATCGTCTTTTCCGCTATCGAATTTCGATTCGGAGTAATAGCGGAGGAGTTCCTTGGGAAGAAGCTCTCGAAAAAATCTCGTCTTTCCTATTCCTTGCGATCCACAAAGGACCAAACAGAGGACGGAATGAGTTCCGTTCATAGAAGCAATAACTCCGAGAAGCCATTTTTTAACCAGGAGCCGAGCAAACTCCGTATCTCCTTCTCGTTCGCTTTTAATGCGGAGACAAGAAAGAAGCTCGTCCACCAGGCCTCTTTGCGGTTCGTGCATTCGGTTCTTTTCCAAAAAATCCAGGAAAGGGTCGTATGAATCGATATAGTTCGAATGCAATGAGAGCATTACTGCCTCGGTCGTGAGTTTGTTTCCGAGGATTTTCTTCGCCTCGATTGTTATTGTGTTAATGTTTTTATTAGAGAGTTCCTCTCCTTCAAGTTCCAGATTTCGTGTCCTTGTGTTATATTTCAAAGGAAAGATTCGGAGAAAGTCGATAAGCTCGTCGTAATCTATCTCGGTGTTATTCTTTTGTTTATCAAGGTGTTCTAAAGGAGCGGAAAGGACACGCTTAACGACCTCTTTGGTCATTTTTGGAGGGTAGCCCTGAAAAGATCCGATCGAAAGAAGGGAATCCTTACAAGCTTTCTCATTGGGTGGTCCTCCGTTTTTTCCGATCTGTTTTCGTCGTTGGATTGCGGTTCGGAGCATTGCGTCCTTTCGAGGATCTCGGTCCATAATATCCGCTATTCGAAAGAAATAGCGAAGCGTACCAAAATTGACCTCTCCTCGGTTTGTTCGAAGAATGTAGTTGAATTTATCGTCTGTTTTCTCGGGAGTATAATTCGAATAATAAGACGAAATTTCTTGGAAATAGGATCGGCCGCCCTCTCCAAGATTAGCCAGGGCAAGAGCTATTTTAATCCAGACTTCGTGCCTGGAGGCGTTCGTGGCCTTGGAAGCCTCAAGAGCGAGGTCGATTTTCTTAGTTCTTAACTGCGAAATAGCAAACGATAGGTCGTCCTCGTCGTAATCGAAAACAGAGGGAAGTCGGTTCGTCGTGAATTTTCTTTTTGGACCCTCGGGGATCGGAGGAGGGGTGAATTTTTGATCGAGAGGCTCCTCTGTAACGTTTTCGGGCCTTTGTGGAGGCGAGGGCTTCGGGGCTAATTTCGGAAGCGTGGAGGCCTTTTCTTCAAGCGAGGAGAGCGTTCTCGGGGAAATGTTCGTTCGATCGGTTCTTATGTAAGCCTCGGGATCAAAAGAGGCGAATCGGATGGCGTTAAATTCCTTAGGAGCTTTATCGATTACCAGGCCAAGAGCGGAAAGCTCTTTCTCCAAAGAGAGAAAATGTTTCTTTTGGTCCTCCTCCTCGTATCCTTTGCGGACTTCGATAGCGAAGAAAATAGCGAATCCTCCGAGCAAGGTTCCCGTCTTTTTGCATTCTCCCTCTCCAGAGGCGGAATTGAAATAGCCGAGGACGGAGGGGTCGTTTTGAAAAGGAAGGAGTACGGATCGAAGGTCTTTTTCTTTATTATCTTTTCGGTCGAGATCGATCGAAATAGTGTTTGAATGCTCGTAAAAATTCTCTTTCCTGCGTGAATCGAGGAATTGACCAGAGATCGTCCAAGAGGTAAGATTTAACTTCAGAGCGTCTCTTTCCTCCTTTGTTTTCTTGGATCGAAGCTCGTCGATTTCCTTTTTGTAGTCGCCATTTTTAATTGCGTCCAGAATTTCAAAAGGAGAGTCTTCTCCGATTGGGATTGTGGTTTTTCCGTTAAGGAAGCGAGAAATCGATTTTCTTGTATAATTTTGCATAGCGTCGGTTTGAATAAAAAAGGTCCTTTCGTGGTTGTGAGGGCCTTTTTCATTTTTGGGTTAAGTAGTTGTTAATAGAGTTTTCGGGGATAAGGATTCGAGACCCTTTTCGATTTTGGAGCTTCGAGATCTTTCGTTCTTGGATCAAGACACGGAGACGAGAGGTCGAAAGGCGAAGCCGATCGGAGGCCTCTTTGATGGTTAGGAATTTTTCTTGGGTCATTTTTTAGGCTTGTTTTTAGGCTTGAGATTGGAGGGGAGATTTACTCCAGAGACCGAAATTCCCTCGACTACGGAGCGGACTGCCTTTTCAATGAAGGACTCGATCGGGATTTTGTAACGTAAGGAAGCGAAGGATAGGATTTCGTGTTCCAAGGCCGAGATCTTGATCGTTAGTTCGACCTCGGGTTTTTCGATTAACGGGGGCGTTTCCTTCATTTTGACAGATTAGGTTCGTTTAGTTTCCTATTGAGCTTTTGTAAGAAGTCCAAAGGCTCGCAAGGATGAGGATAGCCAAGGCTCCAAAGAGGAGCGTCTGGATCGTTAAGCGTGTCCAGGAGGGCGTGAAGGTATTTTATAGCCTTGTCGTATTGATCGGAGGTTCCGACTACATCCAAAAGGACCCTTTGAAATTGTTCTCTTTGGATATAATAATCCTCGGAGAATCGGGAAGCCTTGCGATCGTCGTCCATTAGTTCCCAAAGAAGATCCGATAGGCGTTCTTCTATCTTAATCGCCAAACGAGGGGGAGGGGCTTCGGAATGGCTTAAATAAGAAGGGGAGAATTTTGGAAGATTGGACGAGCGTTTCGAGGCGTTTCTTAAAATCGTAAGGATTTCCAATCGCTCGGAGCGTGTTAAGGTTCGTCCGTCCTCTTTTTGGCGTGAGTTTGCGGAGGTTTTTAGCGGTGGTTGTGGTGGTGGTGGTGATAGCGTCGATTTCATATTAAAGGCGTTTTATACTGAAATGCAGGAAAACGCAAAAAATAACAAAATCAAGCGGAGGCGGACGCCAAAAAGAGCCAACAATCATTCTACAAATATCCAAGAAACGTCTCGTCAGTTATTCACAAATTCCAAGGATTTATTGACAATTGTCCAAGGAATGCCATTAGAAAAAAAATCTTAAATTATTTTTTCGTTTATTGTCTTTTCTTGTTGGTTCGTCCAAGAAATGTCCCTATCTTTGAGTCAATAAAACAGACCAAATATGAAAACTCTTGAAAATGCAATTTATCTCCGTGTCTCGACAAAAAAGCAAGGGGCGTCGGGTCTTGGCCTTGAGGCTCAAAGAGCGGACGTTAAGTCCAGGGGTTATGAAGGAAAAGAGTTCGTCGAGATCGAATCGGGAAGAAAGGACGATAGGGAAGTCCTCAAGGAAGCGATCGATTTTCTCCGTGTCTCTGGAGGAAAGCTCGTCGTTTCGAAGCTCGATCGTTTGTCTCGTTCCGTGAGAATGCTTTTCGAGCTTCGGGAAGCTATGCTCGTCGAGGGAATCGAGGTCGTCGTTTTGAATCTTCCAAATTTTGACACGTTAAGTGTCGGGATTTATGCAGTTATGGCCCAGCACGAAGCCGAGCTTATTTCCGCCAGAACCAAAGCCGCAATGGCACAAACGAAGATCCGTCGGGGAGAATGGAGGAAAGGGAATTGGAGCGAGGAGACGAGGGGGCTTGCTTTAGAAGCTCGTCGTAAGAAGGCCTCAAAAAACAAGGAAAGAGACCAGGCCAAGCGTCAAATCGCCTCTTTGATTCGGGAGGGGTGGTCATTTTACAAAATATCAAAGCACCTAAACGAAAGCGGATTCAAGGCTCCAAGAGGCGGATTGTATTCTCCAAAGGCCGTGTCTCGTTTGACCTATACGACCTCGGTTGCGTGATATAGATAACCGTAGGGATTACAGTAGTGTTCGTAGGGGTTTCGGTGTCTTTTTTGTAGGCCTACAATCGGACAAACGACAAGGAAGCGGATAAGAAAAGGCCTATTTTTCGACCTCAAGACAAACATCAAACCAAATCGGGAGCGGTCCGCCTGGTCCAAAGTTCTTCTCATAATCCAAGCGGAGAAGGTC